TCGATGCGTTCCAGTCGTAGGGTTCATCGTTGTACACATACGGTGCACTGTTGGGGTTATACCGGGTGGTGGGCTGAGTGCTTGACTGCCACCATTTGTTACCCGTGGTTGGTTGTGGTTTGGGTTTCGGAGTATCTTCAAACAGGTCGTCGAGTGCCTTGGACGTAATGGCATCGACTTGTTTGTTCTCTCCCTTGCTCTCTTTACTCATGGTTGCTTCTCCATTTGCTGTTGAACTTGTCTGCACACCTGTCTCACGGCTCGTGTATCTCCGTGACGTATGCCCCTTCGCTTTACTTCCTTGGCTACACGTATCCAGAATTCCCACGGTCGCTTCGGCCAATGCTGTAGCCAATCGCTGTCAATGGTTCCGACCGAGCGCCGTGCTTTACGCGGCAACGCTTACGCGACGATCAAATACCTTCATCAAGTCGCTGTTGTCTGGCATATACCGCTCGTTGATTAACAACTTACCCAACTCATCCATCGTAGCCTTGGGCAAATCTTCCAACTCATTGATTACTTGCCACCGTGGATAGAACTGTTGCACAGCATCGGACATGATGCCGATACCAACTACGTCTGCTCCGCCACCCTCTATCATGCTGACTACATCGCGAAGGTGCCCATTAAGATGGGTGTATCCGTGGTCACAGTGACATGCAGGGTATCCGTCTGACAACGTGACAAAGATCTTACGTTTGGATGCACGCTTCTTCAGTCTGCCCCATGCCTGTATAAGCGCATCACCATCACTGTTGTTACCGCCTGCACACTCAGCGATGGATGACATTGCTCCTCTGGCATCATACAAACGCTCATCGAAGTCCTTGAACACATACATATCAAGAGGCTCCCAACGTGACCAATCACCTTCTGGCGGGTCGAATCTCACCGGGTCGTTCTGCAGATGCCCAGATGTGTTGTTGAATCCGAGAATCTCATACTCAACTGGAGTTCTCTCAAGACACTCGCCCAATGCAATGGCTACGTTCTGTGCAAGTAACGCAGGATTCCCCAACATACTTCCAGACAGGTCGATAAGAATCGTGACGCTAGTATCGAAGTCATCCGACTGTTCCCGCGCCTTGTAAACATTTGGTGAACCGTTGTATGCGGCTGTCAGACGGCGTGAATCAAGGTTGCCATCGTTCAATCCGTATGCCCAATTGCGCTCCATCTTGGCAGTGATAGCACGCTCCAACTTACGTCGCATGGTATTCAACTTGCCAACCATGCCCGACTTGATCTCCTCGTACTCACTGTGTGAACCGTGTGCTAAGTGCCGATGCCCACGATTGTTCGTGCCACCACCCGAATACTTGTTGTGCTTGTCATGCCTAGTGTGGAGTTTGTCGCTGAACGTAGACATCGGACGATACTTCTCCGCTCGGTTGCCTTCTTGGATTGCCTCTCTCCACGTGGATTCCAATGCCTCGTTCGGCTGAACATCGTAGTCCTGTTCTTCCTTGATGCCACCACCCTCTTGCGCTTGACCGTAGTTGGAGACGTTACCCTCGCCCTCGCCTTCCCCGGAACGCTTGACTGGCCGACCATCGTTACCAACATCGTATGGCTCACCGTCAATGGGTTCATCACCATCTTCTTCGGTTTTCTCACGAATGTCCGCATCAATACGACGTGCCAGACCGAGCGCTTCTTCCGTGCTACGACAACCCTTGATGGCCTTTGCCCACGCCTCTGTCTCCTTCCGCAAACCTTCTGGCATCAGGTCTAGGCACTTCTGACAGGTGTCGGTGTCATACCCCATGTCTCGTCTGCCTGCCCAAGTTAAAGCAATGGACATGATTCGTTGCCTGTCAGACGCGGCATCTGTATCGCCGTGACGCTCAAGGAACTCACTGTTCACAGCATGAGTTGTAGCGGTCAGGTTGCGAAGTGAACCCGGATACTCGTCAATGGTCTTGCGTTCAATCCGCACATCTTCAATACCATTGAGCACTCGCGGGAGAATCTTATTCCCACTCTCAGCGCACTCCTTTATGCACTTCGCCATGACATCCATTTCCGAGTGGCGTACATGTGCGGCCTCGTGATCTATATAACCTCTGGCCACCAATACCTGATCGGATGTCAGTTGTGTGTCGTGTGGCAACGATGGCAGAACAATCGTTCCACCGTTCGTAGCCGCGTTATCACCGCTGAACACTACGTTGATGTCGAACTTACGACCGAAGGTTCGGCCTGTGCCGGACGCTTCAATCGTAAATTCCTCCGTCGACATAGCGTGGTTGGTGAGTGAATAGTTACTCATATTACTCGGCCTCCGTAGTTGTCGGTTCAGTTGAGACTGCCCATACTCGGTTGTGTATGCCCTTGAGCACTGCCCTGTCCTGTGGCGACGCTCGGTTGAGTATCACCACCTCGAACGCTTCCGTACTGGCCTTGTTCTCGTCTGGCAGGAGTGTCAGGAAGTTGGCTAACGTCTGGCCGAACCCAACGACTGCTCGTGGTGACAGGGGTTGCAGGACTTCAGCGTTGATGAACGCCTCGCGATGTTCCTTGACGTACCTCATAATGGCATCTGCAAATCTCTCAGGCAGTCCGGGTACGCGATCCATCAATAACTTCTTCTCGTCCTTCGCCTTGAGATAGTCGATGTTGAGCCACCGTGTGAAGCGGTCAAGAAACGCTTGCGATTGTGGTCGTGCTCCCTGATACAACCCGAAGTCATCGCCTTGTCCAACTGTGTTGGCATTAGCAACCAACCGATGGTATGGGTGAGGGCTTACAAATCGTCCACCGTCCTCTGTTATAAGCAGACCGTTACCTTCGAGCATACGATTGAACACGTATGACACTTCAGCACGTATACGGTCGACTTCGTCACAGCACAGGACGTACGGGCCGTTAAGCGCCGTAGGCAATACACCATCAACGAATTTGGAAGTTGTGACTCCACTGTCGTTCGTCAACACGTCACGGCCCATCAAATCCATACGTGTGATCTCGGAGTCGAAGTTGATGCGAATCATTGGCCAACCCATACGGGCGACCACCTGTTCGATGAAGGTCGTCTTGCCTGTTCCTGTGTGGCCTACGAGGTATGCTTTCTCGTTACCCACAAGAGCCTGCAAGAGATTGAGGAGTGGCATTGGACGAAAGATGTAGTGATCGTCAATTACCGGGACATGGGGATGTGGTGTTGCCCACTTGAACACCGGGATCTCGAACTCAAACGCCTTCTTGCCACGTTTGATCTCGAATACTGTGTGGGCGGGTATCATTTCGACGTCACCGTCTGGTATCTCACCGTTGGCATCGAGGGTTACAGTGACCGCCGGAGCAGAAGGCATCGCGCTCACCTTCTTACGCAACTCTACTGTCTCCTTCATGGCAATCATGCCCTTACGGATCTGCTCAAGGAGTGCGTCTGTATCCTTGACTTCACCGTTGGTGGCATTGGGTAGCATTGTGTCGAGCACGGCCTTGAAGTCAGGCTTGACCGTAATCATCTTGACATCTGAGTCGTCTGCGTCATCTTCAACTGACTCATCAGGACTCTCGTCCTTGAGTATTGCTTCGACAGAACGCACCAACTCACCAGACACAACATCTATGGCCGCATTAGCGTAATCGACTTCGTCGCCTGCCAGTAGACGGGCTTCGAGCGCGGCCCCGAACGCTTCAACACGATCTTTCTGCTCTCGCGTCTCTGCATGATTACGCATTGCATCAACCCACTTCTCGCTTACGTGCTCATTGGCTTCCCACTCGTCGTCATTCTTGCCCACGAAGTAATCGTGAGCCGTTATGACCTGATCGAGCGAGGCCGTATACATACTTGGGTGCATAGTTCCTCCGTGTGTTTCAGTTAGTGATACAAATGAGTGCGCGTATGCGCTCTTGAACTGCTTTACATCATCTTCCATCGAGTAAACGTCATGGTGAGCACCAAACAACACACCGCACTTCGATGCTTCGTGCAGAATTGGCATTGATTCACCGGAAATCGCGTTGCACATAAGCAAGATTTCTACGTCTATGTAGTGTCTTGCCTCAGAGTCGTGTTCTACGTCACCATCATTTATCATCCGTTCACCGACATTCGCCACAACACTGGCCAAAACGACTTGTGGCAGTGCGTCACGTAATCCGACAATGGACGGTCTGGGGTTGATGCGGTCGTGAGACATGCCGACATAATCTGACTCATGGAACGCGTCGATTATGCGTGTTTCGCAATTTTCTCTATTGTTGGCGTGCATTGTGCCGACCATTTCGGAAAATACAGCGCGAAGTGCTTTACGTTGCTCCTCTTGAGTACGACCCGTTTTGAGACAGGCATCGTATGCTCGTTGAAGCAGTCCACAGGGTTCAGTCATATACGCTCCCTCGTATAGTGTGTTTGTTATACCAGACACAAGACTCTAAGGCAAGTGCAAATGTCTTTAGAGTCCACATTAGTCCAGCGATGTCCGCGAGCAAAACGAAACCCGCGTCTGGGCAAAACAACACCCAGACACGGGATCGCCCACGGAGAATCCGTTTCAAGAGTCGTCTGACTCGGTGAGTGAAGTGCCGATGGTTGTAAAGTTCCACGGCACGGTGAAGGCGTTGACGGGGTCGTCAACCAGTGACTCGTTGCAGAAATCACTGAGCGCCGGTACATCCTCGATGGGAATCTCTACAGGATCACCATCGCTATACAGAATCGTCAAGAATCTGCTACTCATATTGCTCTCTCCGTTAAGGCCAAGTCGAAATTGGCTCGGCCTACTCCCTCTGACCTAAAACCCGCACAAGGCCAGAGCTTCCTGCGTACCGCGCACCTACGACGCTTTGGCTTCCTTCATAGCCTTTGCGAAGAAATACTTGCTCGTCGCAACCCTGACCGCACCATTTCCTTGCGTGTTGCCTTGACGTATCCGACTCCACCTCTTGGCCTTGCTGATGGACTCGAACGTCTCGACTTTGCCTGTAGCCATGTCGAGGATTTTGTTGTCGAACCGTACAAATGCGAGTGTTGCCATTACATATCTCCGTGGTTGTGGTTAAATGAGTTCTGGCGATTCGTTATCCCACCATGCTCGTATGAGGTCTATGTTGGGAATTGCCACTCCGTCTGGGAACGTGAAATCTCCAGTGATTTCGCCGTACCCTCGTAACTGGATGTATTTGACGTAAAAAACCAAATACTCGATGCTAATTTCCATATATCTCTCCGTGTTAAAGGCGTAAAATCCCCTTTTGAACCGGACTGGTTCAGCCAGATTGACCTAGTTTTCCTTTGGAAAAACCCGCACGTAGAGAAACTATCCTGCGTGTGCATAAGGACGACCTATCGTATTAACGTAATGCACAATTCATTGTTATGACGAAGGAAGTGCGGGAACGCATCTCTGACTCGGTCGCACTGAGTCCACGCCAAATCAGTCGTATAAGGGGTCAAATAGCCTCTCATGTGCGTGATTTGATGCCTCAAGCGGTCGAAGCGGCACGTGGAGAGCGTACATGGAGCAACCAACAGGTCACAATATTCCGTGCATTACTCGCGAAAGTTGTACCTGACCTGTCACAATCGCATAGCACAGTGGATATAACTACGCGACAGGTGACAGAACTTACACGTGACGAACTTGAGGCTATTGCATCGGGTTCTGATGCGTTGGATGGGGTCATTGTGGACGAAACAGATGACGTTAAGGCGAAGGCATGAGTGTCGTGTCGTTTCCATCGCTATATAAGCCTACGCGAGAGAAAAAAAAGACAAAAAAAAAGACGCGCCCCCGAAGGGGCGCATCGTGGGTGGGTGACGCTTATGACTCGTGCGTCACGAACGCTGCGACCATCGCTGCGAGATCCGCAACCTGTGCACGCAACTGCGCGACATCGTCCGTCGCAGGCTTGCTCGCGACTGCAGGCTTCGCAGGACGCTTGACGCCCAGCTTCGCGAGGGTCACGACCGGCGCGACGCTCTGCGCCTGCTCCCGTGCGGCCTTACGCGAGCCGAAGTCGATCAGCGACGGGGCCGACAGGTCGCACGTGGCGACGCGTGGGCCTGTGGGTGTGATAGCGTACAGCGCACCGCGTGCCGACACGCACAGCTTGCCCTCGTACATGCGTACGTTACGCTTGCTGATCGTGACGTTCGCGCCTCGTGCGAAGTGGATTTCGGGGTGAATGGTGTCCAACGTGTGTACCTTTGCGCTCATGTGAGCCTCCGTGTTGTGAGCCTTTGGGAAATCCTCCGGTCTCAGCCACATTGACCTATGTTTCCTTTGGAAACCGCACGCTCACGCGTGTGTACGAGGCCAAGGGGGGCGGGGCATCCCGGCGTCCGCCTGCACGCGCCCTCGTATTTGCGACTCCCCACCTACAGAAGTAGTCGCAGCAAATTTGAAACCGTGTCTAATATAGGAGACAACTATGGCTGATAAAGACTTTGAAGAGATGGTTGACCGGACTATGGTCAGAAACGTAGAACAGGAACGAATCCCGTCTAATATGAACCTTGAGCAGTTTGCGAAGGCTATGAGTCAGCTTGATTTAGAGAACATCCCAGCAGACCGCAAAGAACAGGCCGTAATGGACCACCTGATGCGTATCATGGAACAAGAGGTAAACGATAAATCCTTGGCCAAAGAGATAAAATACTCGCGCATGATGCACGCAATGGAGGGCCAGTGAAGGAGGTATCTCAAAGAGCTGCAGCCAAGCACTTACTCCGGTTGAAAAACGCCGAGGATTCTTTCGAGGGGTTTGTTCGCACTATTCACCCTGATTGGGTATTCCCAGAATTTCAGCTCAAGCTGATTACAGCTCTAAATTTAATGGAGAGGGGTGAACTCAAGACTGGATTTACATACAAGATGACCCCCAAACGTGGAGAGCACCTGCCTAAACTACATAAGGACAACTTCAAGGGTGACGTGGTCAACAACATATTAATCAATATGCCGCCTCGTTTTGCCAAGAGCACCTTCTCTACTATCTATTTCCCAGCTTACTTTATCCTGAAGAACCCTAGACGGTATGTTATGAGCTGCTCTTACAACTCACAGCTCTCTACAGACTTTGGGCGGCAAGTTAGAAATGTCGTACAGGAGAAGTGGATCTCCCAAGCGTTTCCACATTTTGAAATGTCACAGGATTCCAGAGCTGCTGATGTATGGAGAACAACGGAATACGGTGCATACTTTGGCGTCGGTATAGGCGGCACAACATCAGGCCGTCCGGCAAACCTTCTTATTGTTGATGATCCGGTAAAAGCACGTGAAGAAGCTGAAAGCGCAACGATGCGTAATAAGATATGGGATTACTATACGTCGGCACTTAATACTCGCCTGCAGCCGGAAGAAGATGGGACTCTGCCCAAGACGATTGTAATCCTGACTAGATGGCACCCGGATGATCTAGCTGGTCGATTGATTCAAACAGAAGACTGGAAGGAAGGCAGATGGCTCCACATCAACTTCCCTGCTATTGAATTTGTTAAGGATAATGTCAAGAAATCTGTATCAGAATTGCCAGAGGACGACCCAAGGCATATACCTCAAGGCAAACTACACACCGTAGGCACATCAAAGAGGCATTATGTAGCAGATGAAGAGAAAGCACTCTGGCCCGACAGATTTCCTCTGGAGGAGCTAAAACGAAGAGAGCGCCTCAATCCCCGCGAGTTCGCCGCGCTTTACCAGCAGACCCCCTATATAGCTGGTGGAAACATTCTCAAGTCAGAGTGGTGGAACTATTACGACGACGATCTAAAGCCAGAACGCTTCAGTTCCGTCGTTATCGCTGCAGACACCGCTTTCAAGAAGACAGAGACATCTGACTATTCTGTATTCCTAGTTGTGGGCCTCGCCCATGACGGGGACATGTATATAGTAGATCTCGTTCGAGAGCGCTATGACTTTCCAGAACTAAAGCAGGCTGCAATAGCGCTGAATAACAAGTGGCGAGGCAAGGGTCTTCGAGGGTTATACATAGAAGATAAAGCATCTGGCCAGTCTTTGATACAAGAGTTAAAGCGGGAATCCGGCTTGTCTGTCATCCCATATAAGGTAAATACAGATAAAGTAGCACGTATAAACTCAGTAACACCCTTCATCGAAGGTGGCCGTGTATGGCTTCCAAAGAATTCCAAATGGGTCGATTCGTTTATAGAAGAGACTCTAGCGTTCCCTTCTGGCACTTTTGACGATCAGGTAGATGCTTTATCCATAGCTCTGGACGCGCTATCCAGACAAAATGTATCGCCAGATATGATTGATTGGGATGTGGATATATCCCAGTCTTTGAACAATAGATGGTACGATTTCAAGGATTCTATTAACTCTAAGTTCAGACCAAGGTTCAAAGGGTGGGGGATGTGAAGGCAATACTCCCGGTTGCTCTGAAAGCCTACATCGCTTATTCCATCTGTTTAGACATTGCAATTATTTCCACTGCTATCTGGTACTTTGTCCTGTAAGGACGACCCGAAACGCATCTAACTGGACAATCTCAGCATGGCCGCATACCACGATTTACATGTTAACGACGATAGAGTCATTGTTGATCTATCGAAGTACGTTGAACCCCTTGTAGATTACCAAGACATCTCACACCTCTTGTCAGACGAGGAGGAACGCCGACTCGTCGATTACGTCAAGTCATGTGTGGACATGTCTTACTCGCGAATCTCACGTCGATACGATCACTGGACGGAAGCAGACCGAGCACATGATGTTTACGTGCCGACTAATACGACAGAGTTCAGAGAGAAAGCGGTAATCGCAGACACTAGGGCCATAGCAGATACTGTTCTCACTTATATGATGGCAGCACTTGCAGGCCGAAACCCAATGTTCCAGCTAGAGGGTCTCAACAGGAAATCAAGAAAGGTGGGCATGATACTGGAGCGCGTCTTACATCAACAGATGAGGCGCACTGCCGGAGAAGCTCGCATCGCTCAGATGCTATTGGACTCCATACGATACGGATTTGCCCCAACTAAGATAGTGTGGGACGGCCAGTCTAACCAGAATCAAATAATTAACTTTGATCCTAGACGTGTGTTCCCAGACCCCAGGGTTACTTGGGGTGACTGGGAATCCATGCAGTACATAGTATTCACGCAGTACAGTACCTTCAATAATCTAGATCGTTCCGGGTTGTATCCAAAATTAAGGAGATTCCCCGGACTTCGGAGCAAACTCGGATCTCCACGTGTTGGATGGCAGGCTCATCAGTTCCATGCAGAAGAAGGCCGTGGCTTATCAATAGATCCACAAGACCCGACAAGAACTGACACTACATGGCAACTGGGTGACGCAAGGCCAATAGACGAATGCTGGTTAAATCTCGCAGGCTGGGAAATTGGAATACCCCAGATAGAACAGATATGGCTTCTTGTTACTGTTCTTGACGAGAACGTAGTAATACGACTCCAGCTCAACCCTTACGGCCAACAGTTCCCGATAGTAATCGGCGGTCTACACAATGACAGCCACAAAACTTATGGCCAGTCTCTTTATGATCTTATGCTTCCGTTGCATGACATAGCAACATGGATGCTGCGATCACGAATCGACAACGTACAAGCAGCACTAAACAATCTCATCTTCGTTGACCCCACACAAGTAAGTGTTCCAGATCTTATAGATCGTAATCCGTGGGGCGTTGTACGCACCTTGCCCGGAACAAAACCGGGAGATGGTGTATTCATAGCAGAAGTACCAGACGTCACACGAGGCTACTGGCAGGATATGGCTGCTCTATCGGAGTTAAAGCAACGTGTGTCTGCTGCCAGTGATGCACAGCAAGGCGTGCCCACTCCTGACGTACGAACAGCAACAGAGATACAGCGTCTGACCCAACTGGGATCTCAGCGACTAGGTGTGTTATCAAGAATCATATCAGCAACAACCATGAGACCTATGGTTCGTATGATGGTTGGTAACATACAAGATGCTCTTGATTTCAAGGGATCTATAAAGATAGACGAGTACAACATGCCAAGCCAACTAACTGGCATGGTCGATGAAGGATATATAGATTTCGATACTTCAAATGATCTCCAAGGGCAGGTCGACTACCTTGTAGTAGATGGCACTCTCCCCCTTGAGCCAACCCGTAATGCTGAGACATGGATGAACATGCTCCAGATCATGGCTCAGACGGGTCTGAACATGGAATACAAGATGGGTAAGATTGTAGAAGAAGCCATACGCGCTCTTGGCATAAGCGATCTTGATCAATTTCGTATCAGTGACGAAGAGCGGCAGCAAGGCCCATCACCAAGTCAGGAACTCGCCATGATGGAAAAAATGCGGGGAGCAACGGTTCAACCACAAGAGCAGATACAGAATGAAGTATCCAAGGGGAACCTAGTCCCCATATCGGAGGCCGCATGAGCAGAGACGTATATGAAGCATTGAAATCAGATGTCGGACCCAAGGTGGCCGACTTTGTTGAAGCAGTTGTAAATTTTGTAGAGGCGGAACAGAGCCAAGAGCGAGATCTCTTGTACGGTGAAATAGCACGCCTCAATGTTCAAGTGGGGATGGCAGAACAACGCATTGCTGAACTGGAAGGTAAGGAATCAACTGAAGATCCAACCAAGTACATCCTTACTAAAAAGAAACTAGTTCAGTTTATGAAAGACAATGGATGGTATGACTAATGGCCCAAACACGCCCAGAATCGGAACAAGTACGATTCGAGTCTTCTAAAACAGGCTCACACAATCTCGATACATATCTCGAAGCCTGCGAGCGAGGTACTCGTAAGGTTTACGATATGCTCGATGATCTTTTCGCAGCAGACGGAACCTTCGATGGAACTCTTATACAGTTCAGGATAGAAGACTCCACCAGAAAACTTCAGGCACGTTCCGGTGTTTTCTCCAGTTCAACTGCAGGCTGGGTAGACATTGGAGTCAATCCATACCTGTTTGTTCAGAAGGGTGCATGGGCCGCAAGCACAGCGTACAAAGAAACAGATATTGTTACGCACGGCACCAGCACTTACATGGCCGTCAATGACCATACCTCTTCAGGGTCTGCCCCAAGCGGCACAGACTTTAAGGTAATGGTTGATGGCACTGCGCTAACCACAGCGCAGACCGCAGCGGCAACATCAGCTACTGCTGCTGCTACATCTGCTACAGCTGCAGCTACATCAGCTACTGCAGGAGCAACTAGTGCAACAGCAGCTGCTTCTAGTGCAACATCTGCATCCACCAGCGCATCTACTGCTTCGACTGGGGCAACTACCGCAACAACTCAAGCTACTACTGCGACAACTCAGGCAACAGCAGCTAGTGGTTCAGCTACTGCCGCAGCAACATCGGCAACCGGAGCAGCTTCGTCTGCTACAGCTGCAGCGGCATCCTATGACTCGTTCGATGATCGGTACTTAGGAGTCAAAAGTGCGGATGTAACCGTTGATAATGACGGGAATGCTTTAGTCGATGGTGCGTTGTACTTTAACACCACTAACAACGTGATGATGGTGTACGACCTTGGAGGAACGACTTGGAATAGAACAACACCAACATCTTCGGAACAGACAAGTATTAACTCAGCAGTATCTAACGCTACTAATATAAATCTAGTTGCGACAAATGTTGCTAATGTTAATTTAACTGGTGGTTCTATTAGTAGTGTTAATACTGTAGGAACAAACATTGCTAACATTAATTCCGTTGCTACTAAGATAGCTGACGTTGAGAAAGTTGCTGATGATCTAAACGAGGCACTGTCGGAAATAGAGACAGTTGCCAATGATTTGAATGAAGCAACTTCTGAGATAGATACAGTTGCTAATGCTATAGCTAATGTAGACCTTGTAGGAAACAGTATTACTAATGTTAATACTACAGCTACTAACATTGGTGTTGTTAACTCGTTCGCTGAGAAATATCGTATAGGTTCCTCAGATCCAACCACGTCATTAAACGATGGGGATCTGTTTTATAACACCACCAGTGATTCCATGAAGGTCTATAACGGATCTGCATGGGTCAGTTCAGCCGGGTTCGGGTCATTCGATCTTCCCACAATGACCGACGTAACCATCACATCTGTAGCTGACAACGAGGTATTAGCCTACGATTCAACAACATCTAAGTGGATCAACCAGACCCCGTCTGAGGCATCTATAGATGTTAGCGACCTAGCCGATACCACAATCACATCTGTGGCGGATAATGAAGTTCTCGCTTATGACAACTCCAGCTCTAAGTGGATCAATCAGACCCCTGCAGAAGCTGGACTAGAGCCTGCCAACGCTAATATCCAGTCCCATATATCCGATGCTGACAAACACAGGGAGATAGATGATAGTGCTACTGGGACGACAGATCTCTGGTCTGCAAGCAAAATCAATACGCAAATTGCGGCTGTCCCTGACGCAATCGTAATGGCCATCGCACTGGGATAAAACATGGCAAATACTTTCAAACTCAAGACTGATACAGCGGTGGGTACAACCCTGACCTCTGTATACACCGTACCCGCTTCTACGACCACGGTAATGATCGGCGCAGTTCTGGCAAATATACTTGCCGCCCAGATCAAGGTAGACGTAAAAATTGTCACCGCTTCCTCATCTGGAGAGAACGCAGACGATGTTTATCTCGTAAAAAACCTGCCCATTCCTAACGGCTCTTCATTCGAGCTAATCGAAGGCAAGGTC